CATCCTGGCGAACCCCGAGGCCCGCGCCGAGTACGACGCGCAAGCGCCGGAGTTTGAACTTGCCCGCGAACTCATCACCGCCCGCACCCGCGCCGGCCTGACTCAATCCGAGCTTGCCGAGCGCATGCACACGACGCAATCGACCATCGCCCGCCTGGAGAGTGGCCGCACCTTGCCGAGCATGCGCACCCTGGAACGCTACGCCGCAGCGACCGGAAGCCGCGCCGTAGTGCGCCTGGAGCGCACCGCCTGACCGAGCATGCCGCCCCTACCTCGACGGAGGGAAGAGCCGGACACCATCGCCGGCCTGGGGCGGCACCTATCCCGATGGTGCGCACGATGGAGCGCAGATGGAACTCAAGCACGGCACCGTGCGGCTCGACGCCGCCGCCGAATGGCTATCGAAAACCACCGGCAGGACATTCACCGCTGCCGACTTAATCGACGCGCACGACAAGTTGCCCATCTGCGCCCTGATACCCCGGTCGAAGGCGAACCCGAAATACTCAGGCCCCGTGCAGCGCGCTATGTTGGCGAAGGCGATTGAGGTCGAGATAGATGCTGAGGCAGCGCGCAAAGGCCCCCTTACTCAGAGAGAAATTGCAGAGGCCGCAAAAAGGCGACTCAGCGAAGGCATAGCCACCCGCCTCGAGATAGAAAAGACTATTCATGAGGAAGGGATATATCTGCTGTCGAGGCGAGACCTGCATTTGCTGGCTAGGCATGGGGTGCAAAGATTGAATCGCGGCACGCCCTTTCTGAGTCTCGTCGCTAGCAGAGGCTTTCAGCCCGGTCTCGCAGAAGCTATTGAGTTCGGCGCGCGGGTTGATGTGACTGCCGACATGCTTTGCGTCCTGAAGGGATACCTCGTCAAATTCGCCGAGCAGGTCGCAGCGCAGCAGGTCGAAGCCCCTGCGCCGACGCCTGAGCCGGCGCGAGTGCTGCCGGTCGCCGCGCCGCTGGGCCGGCAGAGGAATCAGGAGTCCGAGATTCTGCGCGTACTGCGCGAGATGGGGTATGACCCAATGCACCTCCCGCCTCGTGCAGCTGGCAAGCCTGGACTAAGGGCGGAAGTCCGCGCCAAGCTGAAGAACATGACGGAACACGTATTCAAGAAGGCGTGGGGCCGACTTCGCAAATACAAAGAAATCAGGGGTGGCGAGTGAGGGGTGTCCCCCAAACTGGGGTATAGGGGGGCACTTGCGGGGCATACCGTAGGGGTAAATATCTTTGCGCGTGCTGACGTTGAGCGGCGAGGCATCCCGCCAAACGCAAACGTCGGTTTCTTGAAAAAGGAACCCGCACAATGCAAAGCCAAACCACCCCGACCGCATGGCGCAATGATGCGCCGCTCGTAGCCCGTACCCTTTCGACCGAGCAGGCCGCCGCCGCCCTGCACATCCGACCGCAGACCTTGCGCGCCGCAGTTTGCCGTGACGGGCACTATGCGGGCGTCCGGCCGCACAAGCTGCCTTCCCGCTTTCTCGCGTGGCCTGCCGAGGCCATCGAGCGCCTGCTCAGCGGGGAGGTGGCCTAAATGCGAAGCGCCCGCCCCACCGAAGTGAATGCGAGCGCCTTGGAACCGCGCCGACATTCTATCGCACCGGATCTGTTTCCCGACACGCTTCCGCCCCGGCCGCTCCCGATCTTCCCCGAGCCGAACAGCGTCAAGGAATCCGCACTGCTGGCGCTGGTCACTGGCGCCATTCGCCAATCTGGATTCGTCCGATCGTGGCGACTCGCCGCTTATGTCCGCTTCCTGAAGGATGACGGCTGGGAAATCGTCAGCCGTGAGGTCGCAGAGAACGGCCGCACGGTTGCCGAATACACGCTTGACCTCCAGGACGACGCAACCCGAGAAGCCGCGGCGCGCTATCGCGTGCGCAAAGGGAGTGCGTGATGGCCCGAATACGAACCATCAAGCCCGAGCTGTGGAGCTCCGGGCAGATCGGCGACTGCTGCCTGAGTGCTCGCCTCACCTTCATCGGCCTGCTGAATTTCTGCGACGACAACGGCATCCACTCCGACTCTTCGCGCCGGATCAAGGCCGAGGTATTCCCGCAAGACTTGGATGTGTCAGCCGATCAGGTTGCGGCCTGGGTGGATGAGCTGTGCCGCGCCGGACTGGTTGCGCGGTACTCGACCCACGGCGAACCTTACTTGATCGTCACAGGGTGGGACCGGCATCAGAAGATCGAGCGCCCGACCTACCGGCACCCAGCCCCTGACGGCACGGTGGGCAAGATCACCCCGGAAATTCGCCGAGAGATCGCCGAGGTATCAGCGAGGGCTCGCCGATGTGTCGGTGAGCATTCGCCGAACAATCGTCGAGAAGTCGTAGAAGGCTCGATGAGTCCTCGACCCCGGAATGGAATGGAGTCGAATGGAGATTCCCTAGCCAAGGAGGGGGGGGGTTGTTCACCTACCACCTCTATAGGGGATATAGGGGGGTGGGGTGGCTTCACGGACTTCACCCAGGACCCCGACGAGGATGGGGGTGCAGCATGAGCGCCCCCCTTCAACTGCGCGCCTACCAAGCCGGCGCGCTCGATCGGCTCCGCTCGGCTCTGGCTCGGGGGAACCGCCGGGTGATGCTCTACAGCCCGACCGGTTCAGGCAAGACCGAGACCGCGTTCGGGATGATCCACGGCGCGCTCGCGAAGGGCGTCCGCGTCGCCTTCATCGCCAATCGGAAGGAGCTTGTGCACCAGGCATCGCGCCGCCTGACGCGCTCCGGTATCGCCCACGGCATCCTGCAAGCGGACAACACGCGGAGCCTCGACGCTCGGGTGCTGGTGTGCTCAATCGACACGGTGCACCTGCGCGGACTGCCCGATGACATCGCCCTCATCATCATCGACGAGGCGCACGCGGTGGCCGGCTCGACGAAGTATCGAGAACTGCTCTTCAAGCTGAATCGCGTGCCCGTCGTCGGCCTGACCGCGACACCGTTTAGCCCCGGCCTGGGCAAGCATTACGACGAGCTGCGCGGCGCACTGTTTCAGCAGCTTGTGACGGCCGCCACCATCCGCGAGCTTATCGACCTGGGCTATCTGGTCGACTGCGATGTGTTCGCCCCGGCAGAACCCGACCTGACCGGCGTGCGCACGCAACGCGGCATGGGCGGCGAGCTCGATTACAACGAGCGCCAGCTAGCGGAGGCGGTCGATAAGCCGGCTTTGGTGGGCAACATCGTTTCGCACTGGCTGAAGCACGCCACCGGCAAGCCGACCGTCGTTTTCGCAACGAACATCGCCCACTCGCAGCACATCGTTACCGAGTTCGAGCGCGCCGGAGTTGCAGCCGCGCACATCGACTATCACCACTCCGACGACGAGCGCGCCGCCATCCTCGACGGGTTCAACCAGGGCCGCTACACGGTGCTGTCGAACTCCGCACTTCTGGCTGAGGGATGGGACGCGCCGCACGCGGAGTGCATGATTCTCGCGCGACCCACGAAGAGCCTGATTCGCTTCATTCAAATGGCCGGCCGCGTACTGCGCCCACATCCGGGGAAGGAGCGCGCGCTGATTCTCGACCACTCCGGGACGGTCCTGCGCCTGGGCTTTCCGACCGACGACCTGCCTCTGGAACTCGACGACGGCAAGGCCAGCACATCGAACACCAGGAAGCAGGAACGCAAGAAGAGCGAGCCCAAGCCCTGCCCGTCGTGCAAGTTCGTCCGGCCTGCCGGCGTGCATCAGTGCCCCAAGTGCGGATTCGCCCCCGCTCGACAGTCCGACGTGGAGGTGCGAGACGGCGAGCTGCGCAAGCTGGACCGCAAGACGAAGAAGCCGGCGACGCCAGATCGGAAGCAGCACGTCTATTCGCAGTTGCTTCAGGTCGCGCGCAACAAGGGCTATTCATCCGGCTGGGTGGCGCACAAGTACCGCGCCATGTTCGACGTGTGGCCTCGCGGCATGCGTGAAGTGACGGCGACGCCGACCAGCGAACTGCTGTCCTGGCTGAGGTCGCAGCAGATTGCATTCGCCAAGGCCCGAGAGAAGCAGCAGGAGGGCCGCCGTCATGTCTGAACGTCTGGATGTTCGCCAGATTGCACAGGGCCGCTGGAGGTCGATTCTGACGGCCTTGGGCATGGACGAGCGCGCGCTATCGGGCAAGCATGGCCCCTGCCCGATGTGCGGCGGCAAAGACCGCTTCAGGTTCGACGACAAGGAGGGGCGCGGCACCTACTACTGCCCCTCGTGCAAACCCGGTGACGGCGTGCAACTCGCAATGGCTTTCACCGGACTGTCGTTCCGCGACGTCGCAGCAGAGATCGAGCGCATTGCCGGCACGGTCAGGCCGGCCACCACCAGGACCGAGCGCACCGACGACGACAAGCTGAGTGCGTTGCGCCGCGTGTTCCGGGAGTCCCGGCCAATCGAACGCGGAGACGAGGCCTGCCGCTACTTGGCTGGGCGCGGTCTGCGCCTGTACGACCTGCCCGAGTCGATTCGATTGCATCCGGGGATGCCATACCGGGACGGCGGCGCGGTGCTGGGCACGTTCCCGGTGATGCTCGCCACCGTAACCGATGCAGCCGGCCGCGCGGTGTCGATCCATCGGACCTACCTCCAGGACGGCAGGAAAGCGCCTGTGTCGGCTCCGAAGAAGCTCATGCAGGGGCTACCCCTCTCAGGCGCTGGAATCCGCCTGACGCCCGTTTCTCGATCTTTGGGAATAGCTGAGGGTATCGAGACTGCGCTAGCCGCCGCTGAACTCTTTGAGGTGCCCGTGTGGTCCTGCATCAGCACGTCGGGCATCGAAACCTTCGAGCCTCCCGAAGGGGTGGAGCATGTCGTCATCTTTGCCGACCATGACGCCAACTTTGCTGGACAGGCCGCAGCGTATCGAGCCGCGCACCGGTTGGCGCTCAAAGGCATCGAGGTTGAGGTGTGCATTCCACCCCGGCCGGGTGACTGGCTGGATGAACTCAACGGACGATCACCACCAGCCCTATGAAACCACCAGATCCGCATCAACCAGACAGATCGACCACCAACAGAGCCACGACCAGTAAAGGGCGCACAGCCATGAGCAACGAATCAACCAACGGAATCGCCAGCATGCTGAGCGGCATCCGCGAGCGAGAAGCCGCGAAGGCGGAGCAGATGAAGATCGCCAGCCATATCGCGGCGGTTCCCGAATCAACCTTCGCCGACCATCCCGAGGTCAAGCGCCAGCGCGAGCGGGTCGCCCTTCTGGAGTGCCGGTTCGAGCTGACTGAAGACCTGAACCAACGCCGCCGGCTCTCCGAGGCGATTGCGGCGATGCGCCGCGAGCTGGTCGAACGTTCGGCAGATGTGACCAATGCGGCGATCGACGACCTTGCCGACGACCCCATCACGTTCAGGCGCGCGTTTGCTGCGACAGAGGAAGTCCGCCGCCTGACGTGCACAATTGCCGCGGCCGAAGTCGCACTGGCGGACCTGAACCGGAGATTCAACGGACAGAGCCAGCAACCCGATCAGTTGCGCGCCGCCCGCAACGAGCTGGCTCGTCTGCTGCACCGCCTCAAGCGCGAGCACCTTGGAATGTCCGGGGAGTGAGGGGGGTAGAGAATGACCGACACCACCTCACATCCGAAGAGATCGACGGCAGAGATCGTGCTCGAAGCGATTCAGGACTTGCACGCCCGCGAACAGATCGTCACCCGCGAGACCCTGGCCGAGCTCACCGGCCTCAAACTGACGACGATCGATGACCGCCTGGGGCACCTCGTGGACACCGGAAGGATTCGCCGGGTGCAGCGCGGGGTGTTTGTCCCGGTGGAGCAGCACAAACCCGCGCGCCCCATTTCCCGCACCCTCTGCCCCGATGGCACGACGGTGCTCGAGATCGGAGAGGCGGTGATGATCCTCACCCCGCGTGAGTCGCGCATGCTGGGCGAGGTGATGACCGGCGCCGCTCAGCAGTTCGTCGCGATCGAGATCGGGCACGAGGGGGCACGGCTCAATGCGGTGCTGTCCGCGCAGGTGAGCGACGTTCGGCGGGAGCTGCGTCAGCTCCAGGAATGCCCGCCAGATGGGCGCGCAGAACCTGTGTGACCTTCTGCGCGGCTTCCAGCGTCTTGCCGGAACCGAGGCCGGCTTTCGCGGCGGCGATGTCTTTGGTGCGGCCTTGCTCAATTGGGGAAATATTTCCCCAATTGGCTCGAAGCTCTGGATTGCCCACGCGCCCCTGCAACCGCTCCGCAATCGCCTCCGCCAACGCAACCTTCTCGCTGATCGTCGGCTCCTTCCTCTGGTCGTTCTCGTCGCGCTCGACCTTCAGCGCATCGAGGTCGTCCAGGTCGAAGACGCTGGCGGCAATCGTCTCGCGTCCGAGAGGGGCGAGTTTCGCGAGTCCCTAAAAGGGCGATTGGTGAAATGTACGCGCGCGCGGAGCAGGCGGAGGCGCACCCTGAGTTTTCAGAGGCCCTAAAGGGAAAGTCCGAAGTTACGGAAAGGGCGCCGTCGGTTCTTTGTGCAACTGCACAACCGCCAATCCTGCCGATGCCGCTCGCGCATGGGCAGAGCAGTACGAGGCCCGCCAGCTCGCAGATAAGCAAAGCCCGATCCGGCTGAAGCCTTAGAAGCCCGGCCCCACCCCCTCTAGGGCTGGAATCCAGGTGAAGCAAACCCGACCCTTTGCGGGGTTCGAGTCGCATCTACTGAGGCTATCACCATGTACGGATTCAAGCCGGGCGCAATGCCCAAGAACAGGGGCGGAAAGATCCAAGGCCCGGGCACGGGAACGTCCGACAGCATCAAGGCCGAGATCCCGAAAGGCAGCTACATCATGCCCGCGGACTCGACGCAGCAGATCGGCCAGAAGTCGCTGGGCGAGCTCGGCCAGCCGGTGCCGGTCAATGTGAGCAGCGGCGAGTTCCAGATGCCGCCCGAGCAGGTTCACGCGGTGGGCGTCCAGGCGCTCAACCAGATGCGCGACGCCACCCATACCCCCGTTGCTGCCGGTTTCAAGCCGCAAAAGGACGGGCTCTACTTTGTCGACGGCGGATCGCCGGCCGAGGAAGAGCGCCGCCGGCTTCCCGGGAACCCGCTGGCCGTCACCTATGGCGACATGACCGGCCGCCCGAGCGCCGGCATGGCCCCACGGCCGCAGCAGGCCGCCGTGATGCCGGCTGTGTCCTACAACGACATGCAGCGCCCGCCTGCCCGCCCGCAGCCGAGCGCGCCGAGCCCGTCGGGCGCGATCAACACCGCCACCCCGCCCCGGCCGAGCGCACCGACTGCTGCCCAGCCGCCCGCGCAGGTGGCAGGCTTCGCCATAGACCCCGAGCAGGCGCCGCAAGGGGCGCCGGTCTCGTTCTCGTCCATGCAGCGCGAGCCCAACGTTCCGCGCACCGGCCAGCCGCGCCAGATGCCGCAAGGCGAGCCCGTGGGCGCATCGGGCATTGCCGATGGCCTCCAGGCCGCCGGCCGGCGAGCCGCCGCAGGCATCCAGGGCGCGGCCGACCAGGTGGCGCAGGCAGGCCGCGGCTTCAGGGCTGGCGGGCAGGCAATGACGGATCAGGCCGCCACGGCTGCCGGATCGGCTGTTGACGCCGCTTCGGGCGCACTCGCCTACCTCAACCGC